CGGAGGAGCACCACATGATCGACACGGACGCCCTGCCCGACGGCTACAGCTGGCAGTTCGGTAACTCCCGGGACAACCACGACATCAGTCACGAGGTCACCGCCGAGCGCGACGCCGACGAAGCCCGCATCTGGTACGAGACCGGAGACCTCGTGATCGCGCTCAAGCGCAGGACCGTGGACAGCCCCTGGATGCTTGACGGTTCCTGCCCGGGATTCTCCGACGAGGAGGAGTTCTACACCCTCGACGGCATCGTCGACCGCCTCGACCTTCCCGAAGCACCCGAATAACCGACCCACTGATCAACGCCGCACAGGAGGCACCTGACATGACCATTCGCGAGGAGCGCATCAGCGCCGATGGCACCCGCGCGATCCACACCCCCGAGCGGAGCAAGGAGCTGCCCTGGCTCGTCATCTGGTCGGAGACACCCCGCCACTACCCGCACCAGAGCCTCTCCGCGCAGGCGGTCGGCACCTGGTCCACACTGCGGGCCACCAACGAGAAGGAGGAAGTCATCGCATGAGCGAGCACGTCGAACAGAACTTGCCGAAGATCAACGACAACGCCTACATCCACGATCTGGTCTGCGAGGACCACCAGGATCGCAAGATCATCGGCACCGAGCGCTACGGGACCCCGCTCCAGGCGGACAACGGCCGCGACGCACTGAGGGATGCCTATGAGGAGGTGCTCGACCAGTCGGTATACCTCCGGCAGGTTATCGAGGAGCGCAACCTCGCCCTGTCCGACCTGCGGTCCCGGATGCACGAGATCCTCGACGGTGCCGTGCAGTGGAAGAACCTCGATGGCGAATACTTGGACCCCATCCTGGAGGCCCTGGTTCGCGCTGCGACGCCGTTCGTCACCTCCGAGGGCAAGAGGCCCGTTGTGCGTTGGCACGGTCACGGAGGAACCACCAAGGAGATTGCCTTCAGCACCCCCGTGGACTTCCCCGGCGGCAAGGGCGCGTTCTCCTTGACCTTCGAGTGACCCCCGTAGACGATACCTACCCGATCGAGTAGCATGAGGTGAACTGCACGTTCGCCGCACAGGAGGCAAAGGACATGGCTGACCCCATCGGCACGATCCGTCGGGAGGGCTACGACGGCGGCCATTCGATCTGGGTCCGGATGGACCCGGGCTACCCCGACAACCAGTTCGCCGACACGGAGTGGACCTGCATCTGGTCCACGACCGAGAAGAACATCGGCGAGCGGCTCGGCTCAGCAGTCGAGGAGTTCCACCTTCTCGGCGGCGTGGCAGCCACCCCGGCGATCACTGGTGTGGACGTCCAGGTCGGTGACCGAGTGGAGGTCCTCGCCGACGTGCTCTATTGGACCCAGAAGCCAGTGCGCGGACGCATCACGGGGGCGGACCAGGGTCCTCCGGGCGAGCCGTACTTCTCGGTCGAGTTCGACAAGGTGCAGCACATCAAGGAGGGAGGCATGAGCGGCGTGTACACGCACTGGTCCCTCCACCGGCTGCACTTCCGTCTGCTGGAGCCCGAGGGTGGCGACTCCTGATGCCCAGCAACCGCGAGCTGATGGATCGGCACAACGGGCACCCGTGGTGCGACACGTGCGAGCAGCAGGCGTGCTGGTCGGAGACGTGGGGCTGGCTGCACACCTCCGACGAGTTCCCGTATGGGATTCCCACGCACCTGGACCCGAACCCGCACGAGGTCACCGCGAAGGCCTGGTACGCCACTCCGCTCTTCGGGACGTCCTGATGGCCGCCCGCAGCAAGATCAAGGTCCACTTCTTCGAGGAAGGCTTCATGGTGCGCGGCACTGATGACCCCGTCGAGGCCTACGGGCTCGCCCTGGAGGCCTCGGATGGCAGCGAGTCCGGCGACAATGTCGGCGGCCGGGCCTACACCTCCTTGCAGATACCGGAGGGGGACGAGCAGACACCGACGGCCGAAGAGATCAATCAGCTCGCCGACGACGTCTGGACGTTAGTCAAGGGTGCCCGAACGGGCAGGTGCCGCATCGTGCCTTCGGCGCCCGGCGACCGGAACTACTGCAAGTGGTGGGTCTGGCCGTTGGATGACCGGGCTCACGGTCCGGGCGTCTTCACGGCGGTGACGTTCTGGTGAGCTATCGCACCCCCGAAGGCACGCGAGCCATGTACTGCACCACACACTTCATCCCCATGCGCCAGCACCTGACGCTGGAGGGGCTCTTTCCCGCTACGGCCGCGTGCGGCTTCCCGGTCAACAACTGGTCGACTGCGGAGATCCGCACACCGATCGGCATGACGTGCCGGACCTGCATCCGCAACGTCACCAAGCGAGGGAAGCACCGCATGCGCCCGATCGTGCGATTGCTGCGCCCCCTTTACCTCGCGTACTTCACGCGCAGGGCAAACGAGAAAGCTCCCGAGCCCGAGGTGATCTCCACCGACGACCTGTTCGACTGACCAACCAAACCGAACGTACGTATTGCATACCCGAAGGGACTCACGATGGACAAAGCAACGCGTTTCCGGCGGGGCGGGGCGATTGCCGCCGCGCTCCTGCTCGTGCTCGGGCTCACCGCCTGCACGAGCAATCAGGACTCCACCCAGCAGGCGGCCCAGAAGGTCACCACCTCCTACCAGCAGGCGGCCACGGCTGCGGTGCCGTACCCGCTGGCCAAGATGACGGCCGGAGGCTGGTCCGAGCGCAAGGAGCTGACCGAGCACCTGCTGCGCCAGAACGACCCGAAGAGCCTCCGTTACGTGGTCATGCTCTCCCAGCAGGGTCAGCCGATCGCCCAGTGGCCGATCCAGGGGATGGTCTTCGACCCGAACTCGCAGCTGACCAACTCGCAGACCGTCTCCGGATGCCCCGGTGACAACTCCGCCTGCGGTATCGCCACCACCTCGCCAGGAGACAACGGCACGTGGGGCCCAGAGGCCGGTAGCGCCGCGTTCTTCACCACTGCGGGTGTCGAGATCCAGCTGCCTCCCGCAGCCATCTGGATCGAGGCTGACGCGCCGCTGAATATCACCACCACCCCGGTCGTGACCTACAACGTCACGGACAAGCCGTCGGTGAACCACGGCGGCGTGAAGGTTGGCCCCTGATGCGGCGCAGCGCGGAGGAGTGGGCCGACGACCTCGAAGGCAAGCCCCTCGTCACCGGGTTCAAGATCCTTGGGATCCTGCTCGGCACCGGCATCGTCATCGTCATGATCCTCTGGGGTTTCGGTGTCATCACCGCGCCCTGGAAGGGCCAGGGTGACGCCTACCAGCAGAAGAACTCGGCACAGAACTGGGTCGCGGCCCAGAAGACGTTCCACACCGAGTTCAACGACGTGGAGGCGTACAAGGCGAAGATCGCCCAGTCGCAGAAGGACATCACCGCCTACGAGATCGCACACCCGCAGGCCAACGGCACCCCGTTCGACCCGGCGGCTCAGCAGGACGCCAATCTGCACACGGTGCTGACCGGCTTGCAGCAGCAGTGCCAGAACACCGTGGCCGACTACAACACCAACGCGGAGTCCTACCTCACCGAGAGCTGGCGTGACGCGCAGCTTCCGGATCACCTGGACCCCGCTACCTGCCAGTAACGATCGACCGCCCGGCCCGGATCCCACGCCAGGGGTCCGGGCCGGTCTCATAGCCGCACAGGAGGATTCGTGCCCGAAGAGAAGAAGATCGACGCCAGAGCGCTGCTTGCGATGCTCCGGCGCCACTACCTACCGGAGAACGTACTACCCGCCTGGATTTTCCTCCCTGAGATCGGCGCTCCCGACAGCAACCGGCGAGCCGACCTGATCTGCCAGGGACTCGCCGGAGCGACCGGCAGGAGGATCGTGGGCCACGAACTGAAGGTCTCCCGCGCCGATCTCCTGCACGAGTTGGACGACCTGAGCAAGCCGGATCCGTGGCTGCGCTATTGCGACCAGTGGTGGCTGGTCGTCTCCGATCCCGCGCTCCTCAAAGGCCTCGACCTCCCCGAGCGCTGGGGCATCATGGCCCCGCCGTCCGGACGCCGCACCCGATCGATGACCGTGATCCGGGACGCACCCATCGTCAAGATCGACGACCAGGGTGCTGCCTTCCGCACCATCGCGGCCAAGGTCTACTGGGACGCTCAGGGTCTCCGTGCTCAGGTCAAGCACGCGCAGGACGACAGTCGGTACCTCCGCGAGCAGATCGAAAAACTGCGCTTCCAACCGAACCCCAACCGGCCGCCGACCGCGCACCAGCAATGGGGTCTCGACGTGGCCAAGGAACTGGTGCGGCTCAACCGCCTGGAATTCTCAGCACTGGAGATCGAGGCATCCCGGGCAGCGGAGTTGCTCTTCGACGTCCAGTCCCTGGAGCAGATGATCCGGAGACTGGAGACTCAGTTCTCGTCGGCCATCCGACAGATGCAGGGTCAGCACGCCTTCCTCGGCGACTACCTGGAGCAGGCCAAGAAGAAGCTCGCCGAGCGCAAGCCTCTGGCGACAGAGATCACTTCGTAGACCCTTCCCTGGACGGGCATTACCCAACCGGGTACTATGGACACAGGATCACCGTAGGCACCCCCGCCTACCGAGCGAAACGAGACCACCATGAGCACACGAACTGATCAGGGTCCACCGGAACTGACCCCGCGCGAGGGAGAAGTCCTCCGGCTGATGGCCGCTGGCCTGAGCAACGAACGGATCGCCGAGCAGCTCGAATTCGGCGTGGACGCCGCGAAGATCCACGCGCGGCACATCTACGCCAAGCTCGGCGCGGCCAACCGCACGGACGCCGTCTCCATCGCGTTCACCAGCGGCCTGCTGACCAAGGAGGACATCGAGTCCCTGCGGGAAAGCGTCAAGGTCTCCGCAGACTGAGTCAGATCACTGGCGGGGCGTACCACCCATGGCAGCTCACTTTCCCAGGAGAGTGAGCTGCCATGCTCGTAAACCGGACACGACCATCGCGATGACGCACGCGCAGACCACCAGTTGGTACATGTGCTTCTGCGACTCCGCAGAGATCTTATGCGGATCGTTGAGCCGCCGGATCACCCTGATCATCACGACCCCCAGCAGGATCGTGGCCAGGGAACCGATGAGTCCGGAAAAGCTGAGCACCTGGTTGAACGTCATGGGACCTCCTCGTCTGTCCATTGAGGCCCTTCGTCGTTCGGGTACACCGGATCTTCACCCGAATGGAGATCATCCGCCGCTTGACAGCACTACCCGAAGGGGTATTATCAATTGAACACGCAGAGAGACCGCACAGGAGGTCCAGTGTCCTCAGCACACGAAGAACTGGCTTTACGCCTCACCGAGGCGATCCAGCAGAACCCCCGCCCCACACTCCTCGAACAGGTCCAGGAAGCCACGGCCACCTGGGTGCTCAGCCGAGTGGTCGAGGACGGAGTCGTCTTCATCGAAGCGACACTGCCGCACCGGGACTTCACCGAGCAGGAGGCAGCCACCGCTGACAAGGTCCGTGAGGCCCTCACCTGGGCGACGCTCAACGAGGGACCGCCCGTCGAACTCACCGGCCACCTGGACCTGCTCATGCAGAAACGCTGGTGGAAGAGCGCGGACGGACCCATCGAGGTAGCCACGATGGAGACCTCGCACATCGAGCGCGTGATCGCCCTCCTCCAGCGTCGCGCCCCGGAGCTGCACTTCCAGTACTTCTCCACCTATCTCCACAACGCGCCGGACGATGTCGTCGACGACGACCTGCGCGACACCGACGAGGAGTGGTTGGAGGAGATGCCCTTGATCAAGCGGATGCGCAAGACGCTCCGCAAGCGGGCCAAGAGCCTGTGACCGAGGCCACCTTCGAGACCAATATCCGAAGAACCCTTCCTACCTGGGAGTTGGGCATGACCACCACCGAACCGCACCCTCACCGCACACACCACGACCCGAGACGACTGTTCGTCCATCCGTCTCCGACCGGCCACGGATGGAACGTCGACGGCGCAATGACGCTGTTCTCCTCACCGAAGTGGGCCGACGCCGTCGCCTTCGCCGATCACCTCTCGAAGCAGCCGCCGGTCACCACGAAGCTCCTCGACCTGTAGCCCCCGATACAGATCGAGGATCACGAGCACGAGACCCCGCCGTTCCCGACGCGGCGGGGTCTCGTGTCTGTGGGGACCTTCCGGAGAGATGGCCGAGCCACCCCGGGAGGATTACCCGATCATCGCACTCACCACACGCAGGAAGGGGCACCGGATGGGCAAGCACGAGTCTCTCCTCGGCGCCAGCGCGCTCTGTTCGATCAGGGTCAAGGGGCTCACCTACGCGCAGATGGAGAACGACGCCCGAGCGCATGCGGCCCGGTTCTTCGGCACCGACCCGGAGAACCTCATCGTGGTCGATCCACCGCACATCGTCGTGGTCAGCTACGCGTCCTTCCAGGACCACGACGTCCCCGAACTGTGGGAAGGAGTCTTCCAGGTCGGAGTCTTCTGGAACGACGCAGTCCATCAGGGAAAGGATGCCGATGACGAGTGAGTGCCGGAACAGGCACGTCGACCACGGCGCACAGTGCCAGTGCGACAAGACGACCCCGAACCACAAACTGTGCTCCGGATGGAGCGACCACGCGGGCGGCTTCATCGACTGGGAGAACCCCTCCTACGAGCAGCCTGTGACCACGGACAAGGCCTCGGCCAAGGAGACCCTGCGGAACCTCGCCGAGAAGGTGAGCGGCCATGACGCGGCCAGGGAGGGCAGCGAGAAGGCGGCCAAGGGCTGGAGCACCGCGCAGAGGCTCCTCGTGGAGTCGGCCATCACCCAGGCAGCCCAGGAGAACGCCGAGTTCACCACCGACCAGGTGTGGGCCATCCTCGGCGACCGGGTGCCCAAGACGGCGGGCATGGCGGCGATGCTCAGTGCCGCCGCGAAGAACGGCTTCATCTCCCTCACCGAGCGGTACGCCGACTCACAGAGAGCCGACCGCGCAGACCATGATCAGGGGCGTCGCCTTCGGGTGTGGCGCTCATTGATGAGCTGACCAGGAAGTTCCGTTTCACCGCAGCTCGGCCGCCACATATAGAAGTTGTTGGGGGCCGGGTTGCGAGCCCTCCTGTGTCCTGGACGCGCTTCCCGCACCAATGTCCGAGAAGGCACCCGCGAGGAAGGCGTTGCTCCCATGCCCACAAGCCACGACGTGCGTCGGCTTCTGCAAGAAGCGGGTCAGGCGCAGACTCTCGCCGATCAGCAGACCTTGGTCGCGGAGGCCACCCGAGCCCAGCAGCAGCTTCGCGCGCAGGCTCAGGCGGAACGAGACATCGACCTGGCCAATACGGCCATCGGTGAGCGGTTCACCCCCGTTCCCACTCATTCCCGGATCACGGCGGCCTCCGACTGGCTCGGCGAGATCGAGACGGCCGCCGACACTTCGACGCTGGCCAACCAGATCACCGCAGAGGCGACCCTCTGGTACGGCCGGACCTCCGCCGAGGTCAAGTCCGACGGGGGCGAGTTTGCCGAGCAGGCGCGCGGCCACGCGATCGTGATCTCAGGCAGCTTCGGTGACGGCGCGCAGCAGGTGCACGACAGCTTCCTGGAGGAGATCAACCACCTGCGCAACCGTGACCTGAAGACCGGTGCGCTCAAGGAGGCGGCGAGCACGCTGCCCCAGGTCGGCGAGCAGGGGATGCCCGCAGACACGTTCTCCAACGGCAACTACGACGCCGCGCTTCCGCTGGAGGCCACCACCTCCGAGCGGGCGCCGCAGATTCAGGAGCTGGAGGCCAACAACGGCCCCGGCGCATCGCAGGACGTGGTGCCGGTCAATGACCCGGCCCTCGGGCACGTCGACCCCTCGGCGGATCAGGCCAACGGAGACACCGGCACACAGCAGAACGGGAGCACGATGACCACCAACCAGCGGTCGGCCAGCCGCCACACGGCGGTGTCCGGCCTGGACCAGGTTCAGCAGACGGTAAGCCCGGACGACTCGCACGCGGCGCCCACACCGCTGCCCCAGGAGGTGGCGTTCCCCTGGGTGACCTCGCCCCAGAACGTCAACCAGGTGATCGCCGAGACCGAGCAGCAGCTCGCCGAGCGCGACCAGCGCAAGGGTGCGTCCCGGCAGGCTCTCGCGGCCGCCCGGCAGGTCTACGCCAACGCGATGAAGCAGGCGGGTTACGACGACTCCGGCTGGGCCGGGGACATGGGTGCGGGCGGCTACCAGCCCGACTCCCCGCCTGCGGGCGCACCGGGACACAACCTCGGCGAGCCGGACCCCGTCTACGGCTACGGCGGTGACCAGCCCAGCCAGCCGGAGAAGCCCTACGGCGCGGCCGAGGCCCAGAACGTCACCAACAACCCTGGCATGAATTACCAGCCCGGCCAGCCGACCCAATACGACATGGGCGGCCGACAGATGGCCACGGGGTCCAAGCACGAGCAGGACCCGGAGATCCAGCGGGCCCAGAAGTTCATCGCTCAGCGGGTCGCCTTCCTGGAGAACCGGAACCACTGATGCCTCTTCACCGGCTGGCCGACGGCGTGTCGACTGCGGACATCGAGGGCATGACCCTCGACCCGCAGGCGTCCGACCCGAACAACGGATTTCAGAGCCCTCGGGATCTGTCGTTCGAGCCAGCCAGTGACGAGCAGGACCCGGCCACCCCCGGCGGACCGAGCCCGTATAACGGCGCGGAACCAGTCGGGAAGCCGGTCACCACGGATCCGATGTGGAACGACCCGGCCAACCCGGACAAGAAGCCGCCCTACTCCCCGCTCCCGTACGTCGGGCCCGGTCCGAGCGTGGACGTGACGACATTGCATAACGCCCGGCGGGCACCGATGGAGGAGACGATGACGATCGACCTGTGGACCGAGGCTTCCCGGGACCTCGACGCCGACATGCAGCACGAGCGGGCCATCCGGGCCAAGATCGCCTCTGCGGCCCTCTGGCCGTTCGTGAGCGCAGCGATGACTGAGGACGAGTTCGGCCACCGCATGGCCCTCTGCGAAGACGATATGGCCGAGCTGTTCCCCGACGCCGACTTCCGCACCCACGTGGCCAAGGCGATCAGGCAGGACTACCTGATCCTCAAGGGCGCCGACGTGGAGGACCTGTGGGAGGACTTCCACAAGACGGCCGCCGACGAGCCGGACGAGGCACCGGCGGGCGGCAGCACCGGAGCGGGCAACCCGAACTACTTCGCGGGCGGCCAGGAGGCCGGGCCGAACACCGGATCGGACGGCCAGTACCCGCAGTTTCCTGCGGGCCCCGACCCGGTGGATCCGATGAACGGCCTGTACCCGATGCAGCCCGGCCACTGGTCGGTGCCGCCGAACGCGGGCTGGGTCGAGCGGCCGATGAACTTCGGCGAGCACCGGGCGTCGGCCGGTTACGTGGACGAGGGCGTCCAGACCGGTCCGGGACCGAACCCCGACTACTTCGCGGGTGGCTCCGCAGGTGTCGCGGGCGACCAGCAGAACGGGTTCCCGGCGGACGTGAGCCTGCCGGAGCCGGACGAACGCGTCGACATGTACGGGAAGACCCCGCAGTCCTCGACCTCGGCTCCTCCGGTCTCCTACAGCAACACCCCGAAGCAGGCGTCTATCTGGGTCATGGCCGAGAAGGACAACCACGGCGCGTGTGCCGGATGCAACACCCCGGTCTACCGCGAAGGCGACGTGTGGAAGCACCTCGGCGGCGACCCGGGCCACGGTGTCCGGTTGCACGAGGACCACCCCTGGATCGTCGCCCAGCAGGGCAACCGCGTGATGGCGTCGACCACCCGTGAGGCGCGGGATTTCTCCGAGTCCGAGAGGGATGACGCGGCCAAAAGTGGGCACGCCCTCTCGGATGGTTCGTTCCCGATCTACTCGGCCAAGGACGTCGAGAACGCCAAGGGCCTGATTGGTCGGTCCAAGCACGACCGCAGCACCGTGGTGGATCACATCAACCACTGGGCCGAGCAGTACGGGGTGGCCAAGGTCGGCGACAGCAAGACGGGTGCTCGGTGGGTGACCGCCGACGTGTCCTCGACCGACACCTCCATGGGCGACTCCACCGACCAGTCGAGCACGTCCACCTCCGACGCGCCGACCCCGCCGCCGTCGATGGAGGCGGGCGGCCCCGGCTCGATGGCCGGATCCCCGATGACCATCCCGAACGACCAGACCGGCAGCAACCCGTTCGCGACCGGCGGCGGAAGCACTCCCGGTGGGACCCCGGGCGCGGGCAGCATGCCGGGCGGCAGCAACCCGTTCACCGCAGTGCACCACCAGGCGGAGTCGATCGGCCGGTCCAGCGACGACAACCCCTCAGGCGTCGAGTCGGGGGACGAGTACGACGCGAACAACTGGGACGCCCCGGTGAAGCAGCGGCCGCGCCAGAACGCCGAAGAACGGCACATCAACACCCCTCAGCGACAGCGCCAGGGGATCCCCACCAACTCCTCCGACGGCAACCCGGGCGAAGAAGAAGACGAAGACGAGGAGGAGCGCGGATGAGCATCGAAATCGTCTGCTTCGGCTGCGGGGACCGGGGTCACCTCGACGAGGTCGCACCCCTGGTGAAGCACGCCTGCGGATCCACCAACGTGGATGTCTGGTTCGGAACCCCCGACCAGCAGCGCAAGGTGGCCGTAGCCGTCGCCCGCCAGGGCGGTCCCTCGTTCGCCGACTTCATGCGCGAGGGCGCCAAGGAGCCCGGCATGCCGCCGCCGACCGACGGGGACAAGAAGTGGCCCGGCTACGTCGGCGACGACCCGGAGGCGGGATGGGACGAGTACGCCGGTCCCGGCCCGGGTGCCAACCCCACGAACGCGCCCGTGCACACCGACCTGACCCCGCGCGCGCCCACGCGCCCGGTGCCCGGCCAGGTCGGCGAGACGAACCTGTACGTCTACGACAAGCACAACCCGGCGCCCGGCTATGGGGCGGACGCACCCGCACCCCTGGTCGCCCCGCACAACTACCCGAACCACTCGACGACGACCCCGTTCCTCGCGCGCAAGAAGACCGAGGTCGAGCCCGAAGGCGTCCTGCTCAAGCAGGCGAGCTGCCCGGTCTGCTACGCGCCGGATACCTCGCTGCGGGCGGATCAGAGGGAACACGCGCACTGGTTCTGCCACGAGAAGTGCGGATCGCTGGCCGACGTCGACAAGCACCCCGAGGTCGACCCGTATCGGCCGCCGCTGCGCACGGAGTGGGGCCGGGACTCGTTCTCCCAGGGCCGCCGGGTTTTCGCAGGGAAGAAGAACGGCCAGGTGTTCCCCCGGATGGCCACGATCTCCCGGATGAACCCGGGTCTGTCGCTGCCCGAGACCTTTCACCTGGCCCGTCGGTCGGTGCTCCACTACCCGGAGGCGTGAATGTTCCACGAGGGCCAGATGGTCACCAGCATCGGTGACGGAAGCGACGGAACGCCGCTGGGGTCGCACGGCCAGATCCTTGTCCTGTCCTCAGCTCTCTCCGGTCACGTCCAGTGGCTGAGCGGACCCCGGCAGGGCAGCGTCAGCTTCCTCGCTTCGCTGGATGACTCTGTGGCACCGGCCAACCGGCGGGTGACCGCCTCCTTCGCTGCCCAGGACGGCCTGGAGGACTCCCTGAGCGTCGGACCCATCCGGACCACCGGCGCAGCGCACCTGATGGCCACGGGCGGCCCAGGCAGCGTCGTGCAGTCGCTGGCATCCCAGGGTGCCCTCGCGGAGGCCGGGGACTACGCGGAGGAAGCTCTGGCTCTCGTGGAGACCCGCCTCCGGCAGACGGCCAGTCTCCGCGAGCACCTGGCCGAACTGGACGAGGAAGACCGCACCGAGGTTCTCCGGCTGGCCAGCAGGGAGCTGCTCGGCCAGGCGCTGGGAGGGCCTCGTGACTGATCAAGATACCTCGTCGGGATACCATACCCAGATGAGTAACAGAACCGATCGGTACGCAGTCCGAAGTGGATTCGAGCCGCTGCCCGAGGATGCCTCTCCGGCCCAGAAGTTCGCACGGCTTCTTTCCGAAGATATGCCGCCGATCATCAAGATGGCTCACGATTCTGGTGACCCCCAAGTCATTTATCACTGCTTCGGCGGAGAGACGCGGTTCCTCACCCGGGACGGCGTGATGACGCTCGCGGAGGCGGCTGGCACCACTCAGTGGGTCCTCACTGGCTCCATCGACGAGCCCCACGGCGGCTACTGGATGCAGGCGCCCGTGCAGGAGCTGGGCGAGCAGGAGTTGTGGGAGGTCACGCTCAAGCGCAACCAGAAGACCAAGGTCATCCGCGCCACGGCCGGGCATCGGTGGCTCGTCCGCCGCCCTGACCGCGTGGTGACGACGGATCTCCTGAGCAGGGGTCACCGGCTGGCGAAACTGCGCCCCCAGCAGTTCGACATCACGCCGGACCGCGAGGGCATCCGTATGGGCTTCGTCTTCGGCGACGGCGCCATCCAGCACCGGCAGTCCACCACCTACGGAGTGGCCACTCTGTGGGGCAGCAAGCGCGATCTGTCGAAGTACTTCGACGAGATCGCCACGCGGGCGTACGAAGTCCAGACGGACAAGGGAGTCCCGGGCCTGAGGTACACCTCGGGGATGAAGGGGTACACCAAGACCCTCCCGTCCTTGACGGACACTCCCGAGTACCTACTGGGCTGGTTGATGGGTTACTTCGCCGCCGATGGTTCAATGGACGCCAAGGGTTGCCCGTCGATCTCGTCGTCTTCGATCGACGATCTCCTCCACGTGCGCGACATCGCGCTCGTTCTGGGCATCGGGACCTTCGAGCCGAGCAGCAAACTCCGGACCGGCTTCGGCGTCACGAGCATGATCCACAACATGAGCCTGGCACCAGACGACCTCCTGCCCGAGTTCTTCCTCCGCGACGATCAGCGAGCACGAGTCAAGGCGACGCCCGTTCCGCCCCGACTCGGATGGACCGTGGAATCAGTACGACCCACTGGGAAAATCGAACCGGTGTATTGCATCCGTGCCCACGGGACTAACGCATTTACGCTGGAAGACAACATTCTTACGGGTAATTGTCCTTCATGCGGTTCTGGGCAAGTAATTGCCAGAAGTGACGGCAGCGTATCCTGCGGATTTTGCAAAATGTGCTTTACCGTACAGATACAACCCGATTACCCGGCATTCCCGCAGACGATCAACGGAGTGCCCGTCCAGGTGCCCGGCATGGGTCCGCAGTGGCCCGGCCAGGACACCGACGACATGATGCGGGCTCAGAACGCCGCTGACGGCATCGACGTGCCCCCGGGCGATGAAGAGGACCCCGAGGCCACCGACGACCCGCAGGCGGCGGATGGGCCCCCGGACGACGTCGATGCCGACGACGGCGGGAACCCGTTCGCGAAGAAGTCCTACCGCACCGCCTCGGGAACGGTGCTCACCGAGGACCAACTCCTGCGCAGGATCGCCCTGGAGTCCACCCCGAATCGGGCGGCCATGCTGCGGGTCATCCGCAAGAAGAACGGAGTCGCGTGATGCCCACGTACACAGTGCTGATCCCGTGGACAAATTCCCAGGGAACGTTCAAGCCCGGGGACACGGTCGAATTGCCCACCGATTCACCGGCGGACGAGGTCGAGGTGGGTAGGCTGATCAACTACGGCATCGTGGAGGAGGCAGCGGCCCCCGTCACATCGACCCTCGTCCCCGAGCCGGAGAGCGCGCCCCCATCCGCGTAGGTAGACCAGAGCCTGAGGAGCGAGCGTGCCTGACTTCCGCGTGAACGACCGCAGAGGTACCCCGAAGGGACTCATCATCCCCACGGGTTCCGGCATGCCCAGCAGCGAGGACCGCGAGAAGGCCGCCCGAGCGCAGATGGCCTACAGCCGACGGCAGGGCGCGTTGCGGAAGCAGGCGACCGGACCGCTCGCCGACACGTCGAGCGGCAGCTTCGGCATGGAGTCCGCCAACCTGGCCTTCGCCATGGGACGACCCCGCGACCCGATGTTCTACTGGAGGCAGAACAATCTCCCCTTCGACATTTCCAAAGACGAGGAAATGGCGAAACTCCGGGAGTTCTGCCGACTCCTGTATTTGACCCACCCGGTCATCGCGAGTTGTATCGACATTTTCTCGAAGTACCCCTTGCAGGGAATGGCCATTAAATGCAAGGACAATAAGGTCAAGGAATTCCACGAGGAATTGTTCTTCGACCAGCTCGACTACAAGAACTTCATGGTGAACGTCTCCCGTGAGAAGTGGATGGTCGGCGAGGCCTTCCCCCTGGGGACCTTCAACGAGGTACTGGGCGTCTGGGAATCCGAGGAGCTGCTGCACCCGAACGACGTCTTCGTGGAGCGCAGCCCCCTCTCCCGCGACCCCCGCTTCCTGATCCGCCTCCCGCAGGCTCTGCGCGACGTGCTCCGCCAGCGGCAACCGGTATGGGAGTTCAACCAGCTCGTCGAGAACTACCCCGAGCTGGTCGCCTACGCGGGCGAGAACAGCCGGATGCCGGTCTCCAACATGCTGCTCAAGCAGGTCAAGTTCGAGGCGGACCCGTTCCACAAGCGCGGCATTCCGATTATCATGCGGGCCTTCCGGGCAGTCCTCCAGGAGGAGATGCTCAACACCGCCCAAGACGCCATCGCCGACCGGCTGTACACCCCGCTGATTCTGGCGAAGCTCGGCGCCTCCGCGACCGACCTCGGCATGGACGTTCCCTGGATCCCGACGCCGGAGGACCTGGAGAACTTCCGCGAGTCGTTCGACATGGCCATGGCCGGTGACTTCCGGGTGCTCGTGGACAACTTCACCACTCAGATCGAGAGCGTCTTCGGCCGCGAGGAGATGCCGGACCTCTCCGGCGACTTCGACCGGCTGGAGGACCGCATCCTCCAGACCTTCGGCCTGTCGCGCACCATGCTCCAGGGAGCGGAGGCCGGGGAGACCTACGCCGCCGACGCGTTGAACCGCGACGTGGTCACCGAGCTGATGACGCACCACCAGCAGCAGCTCAAGGACTTCTTCAACGACCGAGCCCGGATTGTGGCCGAGGCGCAGGAGCACTTCGACTACGACGTCCGCAACGGGCGCCGGTACGTCAAGATGGAGGAGGTGCTGGAGGTCGACGAGGAGACCGGCGAGCAGAAGATCATCCAGCAGCCGAAGCTCCTCGTTCCCGAGCTGGAGTTCGACACCCTCAACCTCGCCGACCAGCAGCAGGAGCGCCAGTTCATGGAGGCGCTCGTGGCTAGGGGCGTCCCCATCCCTGTGGAGCGCAGCATCCTCGGCACCGGCCTCGACTTCGAAGAGATGATCGAGCAGAAGAAGCAGGAGCAGATCCGACTCGCCGTCGCCGAGCAGGAGACCCGCAAGGAGACCTATGAGGCGCTCCGGGACGCAGGCCTGCCGATCGCCCAGGATCTCCGCGACGACTTCGAGCCGAAGGCGCTCAACATCCCCGACGAGAGCGCGGGAGACGCGGCACTGCTGACACTGGGCACTCAGGACGTCGGCACACCGGCGCTCGCACCGAGCCAGGACGACCTCGCCGACGACACCGACGAGGACAACGCCGGAGACGCTGGCGGTCAGGTGATCCCCATGCCGGGCCAGCCCATGGGCGGGATGGACGAGGAAGCACCGCAGCCGGGAGACCAGCGGCCGCCGGAATCCGACGAAGCGAGGGCCACCATGCCGAAGCCCGCGAAGAAGATCGCCGGTTTCAAGTACCGGCGCGGTCAGATCCGGGAGGCCACGCTCAAGCACTACGCGGCGCCAGACAACTCGATCGAGGATGTCGTCACCGACGAGGGCGTCACGCCGCGCCCGGAGAACTACCGGCCGCAGGGTCTGTACGGAAACCCGAGGCACGTCGGGATGCGTCGGTACGTCCAGATCGACCGCAAAGAGCAGTGGAAGCCCGAGTGGGATGAGGAAACGGCCTGATGTCGCACATCGTCAAGACCCTCAAGAACAACATCACGCTGCCCGACGGGATCTTCTACCCGCTGGCCAACTCGACGGCGATCCTCACCGACGAGGAGTTCTCCGAGATCGCGGCCGCCGACTTCACCAACGGGATCGTCCAGGACCTCGGTAGCCCCGGCGGCGGCTCGGGTGCGGGCGCACTGGGTCTCGTGGCGATGACCATGGACCCGCAGATGGCCCCGTCGACCCCCTCGCTGGTAACAGGACGCTTGTACTGTGTACGGACTCGGATCGACCAGGCGCTGGCCGCGACCAAGATGTGCATCGACACCATCTCGACGGTGGGAGTCACCTTCACCGCAGCTCAGCTGGGCGTCTACGACACCTCGGGCAACCTGCTGGCATCCACGGCCGACTTCACCGCCACGGCGAACGCAGCGGCCACCTCAGGGGCCATTCTGAACATCCCTCTCCAGGCGACCCTGGCCGCGCTTCCGCAGAACACGATGGTCTACCTGGCGGTGCTCCTGGCGTGGTCGGCCGGTACACCCACCTTCGTCGGCGGCCGCAACTTCGGGGCCAACCAGACGATGACCGCTCTCCAGCGACTGGTCTGGGGAGCCAGCGTCATCAGCGCCCTGCCCGCGACCTTGCCGACCATGACCGCGACCTCCTCGCAAAGCATGATCTTCATCGGTCTCGGCCCGTAACCTGCCTGGACTCACCTACGGCCTGCCCAAACACTGAGGAGGCCTCCATGTATGTACGTCGCCACGTCGCCCGGCAGCACGAGACCGGTGAGATGGCCAAGAACGCCGTCTTTTCCCAGATCTACTGGGACTTTCAGCCCGGCGAACGGGTCATGACCTGCGACAACATCATGGGTGAGGTCAAAGCCGTCCAGGACGGCCCGTTGCCCGGCCTGGAGACCTACGACGTCGTCCTGGACCACGGGCTCGGCGGAGGCACCTACGGACCCGGCGACCTCAGCAAGCCGAATCAGACCACGGCCGCGCTGACCACCGCAGGCGAGGTGCACCTGGCTTCGGAGGATTACCCGGAATTCGGCACGATCCTCACCGACCGGCCCGACCCCGGGAAACTGGAGTTCACTGCGGCCGCGACCACCATGGACCCCGAGGCCGACGACCCCCAGCCCTCCAGCTGCTCGTACTGCGGCGCCACCGAGTTCGAGAACCCCACGGACAACGGCCGGGTCCGGCAGGCCACCTGCGCCAACTGCGGCGGCACCATGTCGGCGCACCCGGGCGCCCAGTGGACTCCCGAGCTGATCGGCGACCCGTCGAACCACCCGCGCGGCACCGTGGACCCGGCGTCCGGAGCATCCGGCGCGGGCGGGCAGGCGGGGATCAACGACTTCATCGACTTCGACTCCCGGGTCTCCACCACTGCGGCGAAGCAGTCCTTAGAAGACGGCTGGAACGTGCACGGCGATGGCGGCCTCTCGGATGACGAGTACGGCCACCTGTCCTCCTACTCGGGCGACGGGATCAACGAGGACCTGAACCGGCACCTGCGTGGACATCCCATGGAGTACACGCAGACGGACGACGAGGAGGAGATGCACAAGCTCAGCGACGTCAGTCACTCGATGGACCAGATCTCGCAGCGCTTCTCCACCAAGGGCCCGAGCACCGTGTACCGCACCGCACCGGTCGGCCACCTCAGCGAGGGCGACGAGATCCACGACCCGGCGCACATGTCCACCACGACCATCAAGGGCGTGACGAAGGGGTATAGCGACCCGGACCACACGCTGATGCACATTCACGTGCCCGCAGGGACTCACGCGATCCCGATGCATCACCTGCTCGACTACGTGGGTGCGCCTGGCGAAGTGATTTTCCCTCGCGGCTCCCGCATGCGGGTGAACAAGGTGCACGACGATCACGTGGAAGCGGAGATGCTTCCTCATGAGGGCCAGCAGAAGCAGGCAGCCAGGGGACTGTCCTGGGACGAGATCGGTGACCGGCACCCGCACGTCTACGGCGACGCGGACATCCACGGGGAAGACGCCGACGGAGCCGACGGCCCAGGTATCGGTGACGCGGCCAACTACATCGCCCACGAACGCCCGGGTCACCTGGACGCCGAAGACTCCTCGGTGCACGACCTGGAGTTCCACGAGAAGACGGTGCACCCCAAGCACATTGACTTCTCCCCGAGCGGAGCGGACGACTACCGGGTCCAGCAGGCCAGGCAGGGGTACCAGGAGCACCCGGACAAGATGCCTCCCCTGGTGCTCGTGCACCGGCACGGTGTCTACCAGGTCGCCGACGGGCACCACCGCGCCGAAGCGGCCGCGTCGTTGAACCACCCGGTCAAGGCGTACGTGGCCCACTCGCCGTACCCGGACGAGCCCTTCCACGACGGAGAGAAGGGCCCCTTCCACGGAGCCGTTCCCGAGCCCAAGCAACGCGCACCACGACCGAAGAAGGCTGAGCCCGTGGACCGGGCGCAATTGTCCCTGTTCGGCGCCCAGAAGAAGACGGCGGATCTGGCCGGTCACGACTGGTGCACCTGGCGGCGGGAGGCCCGATGCACGTTTCCCGGCGACTCCACGGCCGTCTCCTTGGCCATCCCCCAGGACCGTGGCCCGTGTCCGTGGAGCACCCCGTGGCAGCAGCAGGTGTGCCCGATCTCCGAGCCGGGCCCGATGGCTCTCATGCAGGCCAAAGGATCCATCGAACTACCCCTTCGGGTAGCATCAGGTATGGCCAAAACACCTCGGAAGATGTTGTCCTGCGATTCCTGTAAGGGGAAGGGATACACGGAGTGGACCGATACTGATCCGGAGGGCGAGGGAGATCCGGATGAAGTAAAGACCTTCCGCTCTCCTTGCGACGACTGCGACGGCAAGGGTGCCCAAGAGGAAACAACACCCGAAGAAGACGCTGCGCAAGAAGAAAAATACCGAGCTGCCAGGCAGAAGAGTCACGAAGATCATCACCTCAAGCCGCACAAAAACAATGCTCTGATGCGCGGGTGCCCTCCGTGGTGCACCTACCCCAATGACGGCCATATGTACGACGATGTGCCGCTCCGGAGGGCGCGAGGGCGCCTTGCCAGCCAGCTGAAGGCTGCGCTGGGGCCCGGCTCGGCAAACACCGCACCCGTGCACAAGATCGCCGTCGCGCACGAAGAGGAGCCGCTCGACCTCTACCACCGAACGACCCCCGAAGCGGCATCGGCGATCTATCACGACAAGGCGATGCACGCCAAGGATCCCGACGGATCCACCTACTGGTCCACCAGCCGTGGAGACGAGAACACGAGTGGCTACGGCTCCGCAGTGGTGCACATCCGGGTGCCCGAGCACTTTGCGGAGTTGGACGACGAATTCAGCGACGGCGAGCAGCACTACCGCGTGAACAAGCGCGATCTGGCGCCTCACCACTTCGTGGAGGATTGATGCAGTGGGTTCCCGGTCCTCTCCACACGGCGCGGCAGTTCGCGCTCGAACTGCACGAGCAGCAGACCGGCGGGACGAAGTTCCCCGTCAAGCACACCCTGCGGGCCACCGACCCGGAGACACGGCAGTCCGGCGGCCAGGTGGACTACTTCCCGCCCAAGCGCAAGGGCGCCCCGGTGCACATCGACAGCCTGAGCCCGAGCTTGGATACGCCCGGATCCGGTTCGGCCATGATGAACGAGATCCAGAACAGGCACCCGGATTCTCCGATCAAGTTCCTGCACGAGGTCAAGCGCGACCAGAACACGCCGAGCCACACCAACAGCGCGCACGGGGAACCGACCGACTGGGACGTCTGGCACCCGGGTGTCGAGGACGACGGAATCCACCGGGGCTTCGCCGCGCGGATGAGCCCCGAACACGCCAGCGTGATCAACAACCCCGAGGCGTCGAAAGAAGATCATCTCCACGCGCTGCATGCCGCGATCCCCGAGGGTCCCAAGATGGGCATGCACTGGACGACCGACGCTCGCAGGTCCCAGCAGTTCGCCCACAACGGGATGATGGACCCGCGCACGGATATCCCCGTGGTCCTGCACGCGAAGGGTCCTGCGCGCAAGGACATCGAGACCCGGCCGGAGCACCTCTTCCGCAATGGGGTCTTCCCTTTCGACCACTCCAGCAAGGAGCGCGAGGTACCCATCCGTAGCGGGCGCAAGGTCGAGGTCACCGGCATCTCCTGGAAGCCGGACGCCGAACACCCGGACGCCGACCGCAACGGATGGATGCACCACACCTACGACGAAGGTGACTCGAAGCACCACACCGCTTCGCGGGCACAGGAAGAAGGATCCATGGAGATCCCGGACGCCGGTCGCATCCTGCGCACCGCAGCGCGAGACAAGGACCTCGGCTTCCACATCACCGCATCCTGGCGGGACGTGCAGGCGAAGGCCAAGCGGATCCGCGCCGAAGGCGGCGTGCACATCGTCATCGCGTCCTCCGACGGCATCGGCGGACAGGTGACCGGGGATCACGGGGTCTACGAAGCGCTGCTCGTCTACCGGCCGGGCACCCGCAAGGTGGGTGACTGGACGTGCGGATGCAAATGGGCCGCGTACTCCTTCGACCGCAGCGGGCCCTTCCAGAAGTTCGAAGGCCGCAAATGCTCGCACGCGCTTGCCCTCCAGTTCGAGGCTCAGTCGCAGGGCATGTTCGGCAAAGAGGTCCACGCCTCCGAGCCCCCGGAGAAGGTGCAGACCATCGTCCGGTACGACCCGGACACCGGGCAGAACGTGCTCGCGCGGCCCTACGAGGGTTCCCTGGTCGCATCCCTGGTCGCACAGATGCGGGAAGCCGACGAAGACCCGGCTGAGGTCATCGGTGCGCTCCTGCGCGTCGGTATGCGGCACACAGCGGCGGTGAGCCTCTGGAAGGACGCCAGCGGCCACGAGGAAGGTTCGCATGCGTCCCTACCTGACCTGGGCATGGTGGACGGCAACCAGCTGGGCCCGGTGCTCGCGGCCAAAGAGCCGACGGGCCCATCCGTCTCCGGAGTACTTCTCAAGGCCCACGACACCGGGCGGATCTTGATGATCCAGCGCGGGCTCGACGATGAGAAGGACCCCGCGCGCGGAACTTGGGAAGCCCCCGGCGGCCACCACGAAGACGGCGACCTCACAAGCCTGCACGCGGGAATCAGGGAGTTTGAAGAGGAGGTCGGCCAGCCGTTCCCTGAGGGCGGCGTCGTCAAGCACACCTGGACCAGTCCGAACGGCATCTACGCAGGTCATCTCGTAGTGATCCCCTCGGAAAAGGGCATCTCCATGCGGGACGGCCGGGTCACGCCCAACCCGGACGACCCCAAGGGCGATCATCACGAGCAGGCGGCCTGGTGGGATGTCGATCACGCGAAGAAGAACCCCGCGCTGCGCCCGGAGCTAAAAGATGCCCCGTGGAAAGAGATCGCCAAGGCCTCGCTCGACAACACCAAGACGGCGGCCGCCTGGGACCCGATCAGCAACACAAATCCACAACCTGGCCGGGGTACGAGCCAGCCCGAGCACTCGAACACCACCAACCCGGCGAGCACCGGATGGGCGGCGGCAGAGGACCCGGACAACTGGAACAACCTCGACGCGTCGCCGAACAACCTCATTCCCACCCTCGGCTTCGACGGTGCGTTGCACGAGCAGCCGGAGCCCGCGCTGCCCGTGGCCTACGGGGAGAACGAGTCCGGAGACCACCTGCCGCCGTACCACCCGGAGATCACTCCGGATGACCTCGACCCGATCCCGGACAACCCTCCGCAGAGCGCGGACCTCGTGCCCGACCAGAACAGCGGCATCTCGCTGCTCCAGGGAGGCAGCACGACCCCGAACTCCTACCACGCGAGTGCGAACCCCGTGGACGACCTCGCGGCCATCGTGGCGGCTTTCCAGACCACCGCAGCGGCCCAGGACCTGATGACCCCAGCGGAGTCCGAGGACGACCAGGACATCGCCAAGGCAGCGTCCGCGCACCTGGCGAAGACGGCCCTGAAAGACTTCGACTTCGCCGAGCAGCAGGAGATCATCAACGAGGGCAACGACGGCAGGCGCGCCCGCAACCTGGGCGACCTGCAAATCCAGGGAACCCACTACGCACTCATCGACGAGGCTCTCGCGCGCGACGGTGTCGACGCGACCGGCCTGTTCATCTGACGAAGGAGCTTCACGTGACCGAGGCCGTCTCACCGCCCGTATCCGACGACTGGACCCCGTTCCCAGACGTGGACTGCGCGAAGTTCGAGCTGACCAAGGACGTCAACCAGGCGCAGCTCCACGACGAGTTGGAGAAGAAGCTCGGCACGACGATCCAGTTGTCCGGGTCACGTGATCCAGGTACCGGTCTTGGGTATATCTGGCTTGTGCCGTCCACCGTGGACAGCGCCGTGGTCACCCAGGTCATGGACGACCATGTTCCCGACGCCATGTGGGGAGTGCCACAGTCCACGATCGACTACATCGCCCTGGTCCAGCGGGTCATGACGACCCCTGACGCCGAACTGTCCGACGACGACGTCAAGACCGCAATCCGAGGTCTTCTCGTCCGCATGCAGAACAGCGGCGGCTAGTCACCCCAGGGTGTAGATCGACTCCTGTCCGTGGTGCCGTTTCCCATGCCAACCTGTGACGAAGGAGCTTCTCATGACCCTGGCGACAATCCTGATCATCATTGCCCTTGTGGGTACCGCACTGCACGCGATCCTGTGGCACACCGTGCCCACCTACCGGCGCCCGCTGCTGTTCCACGTCTCCGTGATCATCGGCTTCGTCGGTGCACTCCTGCTCGCTCCCGGTATCGCCAACTAGGCGTTCTGGATCCATCCAGGTGACGAAGAGGGAGGTACCCACGTGGTGACGCGACCGCTACCCCGCAGTCTTCTCCTCTTCGCCTACCTGTTCATGTGCGTGTCCGCCATCGCGTCGATCTTCATCCCGCTCGCCAGCTTTTCTCTGGTCGGCTGGAAGATCTGGATCTACGTGTGGGCGGGCTCGCTGACCGTCGGAGGGCTGATGGGCGTCCTTAGCGCTCTTCTGCGCAACATGGGGATCGAGCTGATAGCGATCACCCTGCTGCTGACCGGGTACATCGCCTACATCGCTGTGGTGGTCGCCCGGTTGATCTTCCTTGTCAACGGAGGCCATTGGGCCGAGTCGACGGGAACGATCTACGTGCTCTTCAGCACATTGGCCCTGTGCCTGTTGCTTGTCCGGCGGTACGCGGAGCTGTGGCAACTCACCCGCGCATCACGCACGCTGGACGGCACCACATGAACCTGGAGCTGGTCCTCGGAGTCGTCTTCGGCGGCGGTTTCGCCACCCTGGTTGCCACGGTGGCTAGGGTGATAGACGGCCGCCGCAAGGGACGGCTGGAGTCCGAGGACTCCGTGATCAGCCGGTTCGAGAAAGAGAACCGACGCGCACTCCAGCGAGCCGACGAGGCCGAGGCGGAGACCGAGCGCTACCGACAACGAATCATGAAGGCCGAGGACCAGGCAGCGCTGTACCGACGCGCACTGATCCACAACGATATCGCGGTGCCTTCTGAGGGGACCGGTAATGTCACTTGACCCTACGATCACTCCCGAGGCGAACGAGCTGCTCCAGGCGGCCCGCGTCGAGGAGAAGCACAAGGTCCGGCAGCGGTGGTTCACCAGCCTCGCCCTGTCCGGATTGCTCATCGCCGTGATGGCGATCCTCTTCACCTTCCCTGTCAGTCAGACGCAGACGGTTACCCAGCAACGTGATGCGGTCACCGTGCAGAAGGACGTGCTCGCGGGCGCGGCCAACACCTCGGCGGACACGCAGCTGCTGCTCTGCCTGGGCAACGACGCCGCTGCCAAGCAGTTGGAGTCCTCGGGCGCCTGCGACGCGGCGAAGAAACTCAAGGCCGCAGTCCTGGCCGCAGTACCGCCTGCCTCTGCGGGCCCCCAGGGTCAGCAGGGGGCCTCCGGCGTACCGGGCCTTCCTGGCCGGGGCATCACCGGCACAGCGATCGTTGACGGTCACTTCAAGATCACCTACACCGATGGCACCACCGAGGACAAGGGCGTCATCAAGGGTGACCCCGGAGTGGCTGGCCGGGGGATCACCGGATCTACGATCGCCAATGGGCACCTCACCCTGATCTACTCCGACGGCACATCGCAGGACGTCGGCCAGGTGGTCGGCAAGGACGGCACCAACGGGACCAATGGCACGAACGGCACCAACGGAGCCACGGGCCCGGCCGGTCGCGGTATCGCCAGTACGGCCATCGTCAATGGGCACCTGATCGTCACCTACACCGACACCACGACCACGGACGCCGGTCCGGTTCCGGTCGGTGCCCAGGGCAACGACGGACAGCCTCCGGTGTCCTGGGTGACGACCAACCTGGACGGGACGACCACCACGTGCCAGCGGGCGGCGTCGTTCGACTACCAGAATCCGAAGTACACCTGCACCCAGTCGCTGAGTACGCCACCGACCTCCTGACTGTTCTCACCTGGCCCTACGCAGCCCAATGGGTGAGCGAAGGGTCAGGTGAGTCGGTGTGATCAAAAAGTGGGCCAGTACCACGATGCTGGAGGCGATGGAGCTTCCTCGGAACGGCCTGATCCGGAACGCCGCGCGGCATAATTTCGAGTTCGAGCCCAAGCAGGGGATGATCTACGTCCGCTCGCGGATGATCTCCAGCAGGGTCAACGACAACTGGGACGGCTTCCCCGCCGATGAGATCACCAAGGGTTGGCAGACCTTCCTCGGCAAGCCGGTCTTCATCAGTCACCACAACGAGAACCACTACCGGGCGCGTGGGGTCATCGTCGACGCGGCACTGCACCACCACAAGAACTCCGACGGATCCCCCGACACCTGGGTCGAAGGCCTTCAGGAAGTCGACGCGCTGACCTTCCCCAAGCTCGCGCAGAGGATCCTCCGCAGGGAGATCGAGCGCACCTCCATGGGTGTCGACGTCGACCATTCGGTGTGCAGCGCCTGCGGGAACAAGGCCACCGACACCTTCAGCTACTGCCAGCACATCCCCGGGCAGAAGGGGCGCAAGTTCTTCGCCTCGGGCAAGAAGGGTCGGCACATCTTCGAGACCTGCTACGGCCTCCGGTTCTTCGAGAACTCCCTGCTCGTCGAGCCTCCCGCAGACCCGACGGCATTCACGCTGGGTGACCCCGTTGTCGGATCCGGCCTCGAACACCTCACTGCCGGGCTCCAGCGCACGGCCTCCCGCGAGCGCATCCATGTGGTGCGGAAGGAACCGATCATGGAGCCGTACAACGCAGAGCGCTGGGATTTCGACCCGAGCAGGATGCACAAGGAGGCCGCGCGGGTCGATCCGGTGGATCACCCGTTCTTCAAGGCGAACCCGGTGCATCCCGACCACATCATCAGCCACTGGAACGACGCCACCGATGACGAGAAGGCTCAGGGGAAGCGCTGGTACCCCGACGCGCACCTGGTGGCCAAGAGCATTGCGAAGCTCGCCCCGATCCGGCCTGGCAAGTCCGAGGGGGACAAGGATGCCCGGCATCCGAACGGTGACTCGCACCTTGGCGCGGGCGCCCTGGCCATCTACAGCCCTCAGCAGGGGTGGGCCGGGAACATGCACAACGCAGCGCGAGCGCTGCACGAAGGCCACGGCATCGGCGGCCCGGGATCCGGCATCTTCGCCTCCAAGAGCCAGTCCGACTCCATGGACAAGGTGCTCTCCGGCAAGCACTACAACGACGTCGTGAGCGGGCCCAAGATCAGGGACTTCGCCCACCTCATCGAGCACGGCGGAGACGAGCACCCCGAGGACCACCCGGAGCACGTCTCCCACGTGGTCATCGACCGGCACGCGCTGGGTGTGGCCACCGGCAAACGGATGTCGAGCGAGGACTACAACGCCGCGCCGGTCAGTGGAGGGTCCCGGCGCAAGGACGGGACCATGAACCGGTCGGCCGGGTACGACCACGTGGTGAACGCCTACCACCAGGCGGCGCAGCACATCTCCAAGCAGGAGGGCGAGCACATCCCTGGCCACGCGGTGCAGGCGGTGACCTGGCTCGTCCAGCAGCGGAAGAACCAGGAAGCGGAAGCGGCCGCCAAGGGGACCGACAGCAACAACGACCGGCTGAACAAGGGTCGAGAGGTCTCCCGGACGAACGCGGAGAAGGGCTGGGACGACTTCCGCCAGAAGCACATTCCCGACGGCCACGCGGGCCCTGGGACGGGCTACGTGGCATCCCGGCACCTCGCGTACGGAGAGACGCTCGCTCCGCCGAACATCGACACCCTGAGGGACGAAAATTGTCCGATATGTGGTGAGGACGACGCATATGACGGGAAAAACTGCCCCGTCTGCGGCTACGTCGCCCCGCCGAGCCCGTTCAACGACCCCGACCTGGACATGGCGTCCAAGATCAACCTCCAGCAGCAGCAACAGCAGTTCGACCAGACGCAGATGGCCGACCCGGACAAGATGGCGCAGGGCGAAGGCGACGGGACGCTGATCTGCGACAACTGCGGGACCGAGTTCCCCGAGGAGCAGCCGGAGTCCGTGGACACCGACGAGACCGCGCCCGACGTGGCCACTCAGGAGACCGAGGAGACCGGCGGCGCCGCAGAGGGCGACGTCTGCCCCGCGTGCGGCAAGGGCCTCCTGGAGAGCCAGGGAGACCTCGAAGCGGAAGAAGGCGACGAGGGTGCGCCCGGAGCCATCCCCGGTGAGGAACCGGCTGAGGACGACGACGATTCCTCCGACGAGGACGACGAGGGTCCGAAGTGGGACCCCAAGGGCGGCGACAAAGACGCCGACAAGGACTCCGCTCCGGATGACGACGACGAGGACGATGATCAGCCGGGTGTTGCGGTGAAGTCCTCCGATGGAGCGCCCAAGGACGATGACGACGACTCCGACGACGACAAGGGTCCTGTCTTCAAGAAGAAGTCGAAGACCAAACGTTAGAGACACCCATCATGGCGAAGGAAGAGTGAGTACCCATGGCACCACGTACGGCAATGCAGGTCATGGCCGAGCAGCAGACGCTGATCAAGGCCCAGGCCAAGAGGGCAGAGGCGCAGGACGCCTCCCTCGGGAACATGCTCCGGATCGCCAAGGCCCAGCAGGAGCAGATCGACCGGCTCACCCGGGGTCTTCAGGCGATCTCGGTGATGGCGGGTGTCGAGCACCGAGTGGCGAGCGCCATGGGCCTCAAGTTGCTCACCGCCGACGTGCAGAACCCGGCGGAGCCCGTTCCCGAGCCCCCGGCAGTCCCCCCGACGGAGTCGACGGTCGAGACCAAGACCCCCGAGGCGAAGGCGAACGTCCAGGACCCCGGTCTGGTCCCGGGATCGACCACCAACGTTCCGGCCGCAGCCACGACCACGAACTACACCCCGGGCATGGACATCGCGGGTCCGGCGTTCAAGAACCTCCAGGACGTCACGGCTCCGATCGAGGGGACGCAGACCCAGCGCCCGCTCAACGAGACCAAGACAGAGACCGACGTCCGCGTGGGTGACCCGATGAACCCGCAGACGGCGTTCCCGATGACCGGGGACTTCGCCAACGCGCAGCGCACGGCGTCGGTGCAGAAGACCGCTCAGCAGATCGCCGAAGAGGCGTCCCTGCGCACCATGGCCTCCCTGCACCTCGCCAAGCTGCGCAAGAAGGCGGGCATCGAGCAGGGTATGGACCTGGATCTCCAGCACCGGATCCAGTCCTCGAACATGACCTACCAAGCGATCAAGGCGGAGATCGACACCCTCGACCAGGTCATCAAGCGGCAGGCGTCCGTGCAGGCGGACCACAACCCGCGCCTGGTGCCCCGGTCGGCATCCGGCCGCCAGGCTCCCCCGCTCGGCGGTGCCGGTCAGCGCACGGCGGCCATGCAGGAAAGCGACGAAGATCTGTTCCTGTGAGGTGACCCCGGCAGAGAGGGTGATGGTTCTCTGCTAAAGTCATCCACGAAAGGCCCCGCATCTCCTTGAGATTGCGGGGCCTTTCATCGTGTCCGAGCCTGTTCAAACCCCCTCGTAAGCTCCCAGAACTTGTGAGAGAGGGACGCATCGGCCCTCCGCCAATCACCTTCTTGTTGGAGGAGGAAACACATGCTGCGGACTACTCTGGACAACTCCTACTTGCACAGGACGCTCAAGCCGCTGTACGCGTTCTCCCAGAGCACGCCGAAGTCGGTCTTCTTGGACCCGGCCTGGGACAGCTCCGTGCCGATCTACGCGGGCATGGCGATGGCGAAGACCATCGGTGACTCGGTCACCCTGGTCGGCAACGGAACCACCGGCCCGCTGCGCCCGTACGGCCTGGCGGCGTTCATGGAAGGCGTCCCGGGCATCGAGTCCGAGATCTCCAACCAGGGCGGCGTCAACGCCTGCGCCGTCTGGGTCATGAGCCCGGACGCGGAGTTCGAGGTCCTCGCGCCCGCGTTCGACGCCACGGCCACCTGGGTCGACCCCGGCACCGGCGCACTGCCCCTGGTGTACGCGTACACCACCACGGCCAAGCGCGGCCAGCTCTGCCCGGTCGGTGCGGGCACCGTCGGTACCACCATCACGGACAAGCCGGTGGCTCGTCTGCTGAAGATCTCCAGTGCCAGCAAGATCGTCATCGGTGGCCTCGACGGCACCGAGGGCTCGGCCTTCTCCTAAGCCGCCCCGAGAGTTCAGGAAAGGGAACAAAGACATGACCAACGCTCTCGCGACGACTGCCGGGGGAATGGTGAACAGCTTGCGCAAGCAGGCCACCCCCACCAAGTCCGACGACTACGTGGCCAACATCGTCGCCCGCCTCAACGGCGGACAGACGATGACCCACACGGCGAAGACGCAGAAGCTGGCCCTGATCCTTCAGGACGGCAGCAACGGCATCCGGCGCCTCGGCGTCGGCATGGTCGGGCCGATCCAGCTCAAGCTCCGCTACCAGGGCATCACCCGCAACGTGCTCATGGAGGACCCGGTCACTCCGGGCACCCCCGTCGAGTACGACGTGTGGGACGACCTCGGCCAGGCATACGTCATGTCCGGCCACGAGGGCGAAGTCCGCATCAACCCGTTCGAGGGCAAGCGAGTTCCGATCCGGTTCTACCGGATCGCCTCCTTCCCGGCGATCCGCAAGGAAGACCTGGTCTACCTGCGAATCAACGCGGTCGAGCAGGCGCAGGACGAGACCAAGCAGAGCATCCTCAAGCAGGAGGATGCGCGGCTCATGCTCATCCTCCAGGCTGCGGTCAACGCCTACGCCAACCGCGCCGATCACACGGTTACCCCGGACCACCGGGTAACCCAGACCGGCACGGTGTTCACCCCGGCCGCCCTGTACGCGGGCGTGTCCCTGACCGACATGCACGAGCTGCAAAGCGCGCGCCTGCTGGTCAACCCGATGGACTACCGGGACTTCTACAAGTGGACGATCAACGACACGGGCTGGGCCTTCAAGGACCGTGTCGTCGCTGGCGAGACCATCACCACGTTCGGTGAGTTCCAGATCCAGCGTTCGATCATGGTCCCGGGTGGGACGATCTTCCTCACCCCGGAGCCGAACTTCCTCGGGGTCTTCCCGGTTCTCTACTCGCTCGACGTCGAGGAGAACCACACGGTCGAGTCCTTCTGGAAGGGCTGGGTCTTCGACGAGATGGTCAGCATGGCTGTGCTCAACCCGCGCGGGCTAGCCACTTTGACGAAGACGGTCGCTTCCCAGCCCATCACGGTCCCGGCGCCTGTCTGACCCGCTACAACGGGCTGGTTTCTCGTCTCAATGGTGTTCATGTAAGATCTGAACCCATGACGAGAAACCAGCCCGTTGTTGTGTCCAGGACTTGCGCCCGCGAGGGTTGCGGCAAAACCTTCGAGGTAACGCTGACTCAGGCGCGTAGCTCAGCTCAGCGCTTCTGTTCGAGACCTTGCAATCGCACCGTCGGCAACATCGAGCGGGGAGAGCGTAAGCGCAAGGAGTGGGACGAAGATCCTCGCTCGCATTGCCCGTGCGGAGTCGGCCGGATCCCTTACGAGGTCAGGAACACCACTAAGTACTGCTCGCCGGACTGCCGAGAGACCTACGGCCTCAAGCGGCAGCCGGATCCGGCGAATCACCGGACGTTCCAGTGCCAGAACTGCGGAGAGACCGTCTCCCGGCCCAAGAGCTTCGGATACGCGAAGTACTGCTCGAACGCCTGCGCCCAGAAGCACACCAAGAAGAAGAAGCACATCGTGGTAGATGAAGCTGTCGTTCTCGACTCGACGTGGGAGGCGCTCTTCTGGGGCCTCTGCGGTCTCCACAAGATCCCCGTAGAGCGGTACGAGCGCGAGCACGGCGTCTTGTGGCGCGCGGCCGGTTGGTACGCCCCTGACTTCCTGCTGACCGACATGGGTATCGCCGTGGAGGTCAAGGGGCTCGAAGATCCCGAAGACGCCATCAAGTGGCGCAAGTTCCGCGAGGTGCGGCAACTGGCCGTCCTCGGTCGCGCCGAACTGACTCAGGCCTGCAAGTCGGACGACCTCGCCACCTACCTGATCGCCCTGGCCTCGGTACAACCGAGCTGACCCGATCCC